GTGAGGGAGATGGATTGTTTGATTTCCTTGGGGATATTTATGAAGAACTAAAAAAATCCGATATTCGCCTTAAAAAGAACATTGAGTTTGTTGGCAAAAACCAACAAGGATTTAACATTTACAAGTGGGATTGGAATGACAAGGCCAATGAGCTTGGCGAGTTTGGCTCTCAGGTTGGGGTTCTGGCCCAAGAGCTTCTTGAGACACACCCTGAGCGCGTTAGTGTCCACGATAGTGGATACTATCAAGTTAACTATTCTGGTATTTGGAGATAACTCATGGCAAGAAGTTTTGGATCGCCTATTCCTAGAACG